GCTCGACCATCACCGCGGCCTCGTCGGTCCAGTCGGCGTCGGGCGCCGCCTCATAGAGCACCGGCAGAAACGACGGGTCGAGCGTGGGGTTGTCGCGGACCCGTTTCGCGTGCGAATACAGTTCCCACAGAATCGAGTGCCGGTCATAGCCTGCGGTCGAGATGGCGATCACGAGCGGTTGCGCCCGGGCGCCGGTGCTCGATGTCAGCACGTCCCACAGTTCCCGGGACGGTGCCGCGTGGAGTTCGTCGTAGATGACGCGCGAAGCGTTGAAGCCGTGCTTCGAATAGGCCTCCGCGCTGATCGCGCGGTAGAACGAGCCGGTCGCCCGGTGCACGATCCGCTTCTGGCTGTCGACGATTTCGCAGGCGGCGAGGAGCTCGGGATCGTTGCGCAACATCTGCGCGGCGACGTTGAACACCAGCGCCGCCTGTTCCTTGTCGGCGGCGGCGGAATACACCTCGCCGCCGATCTCGCCGTCGAACAACAACCCGTCAATCGCCAGCGCCGCCGCGAGTTCCGACTTGCCGTTCTTCCGCGGCAGCATCAACAGGCATTGCCGAATCCGCCGGCGACCGGTCGCGGGATCGACCGCGAACAGTGCGCGCAAGATTTTTTCCTGCCAGCGCCGCAGGCGGAACGTTTGTCCAGCAAATGGACCCTTGGTGTGCGTCAGCTGGTTGATGAGCCGAAGTTTCAGCGTGGCGGGGTTCGACGCGCGGGCCATCGGGCCTCTATTTCAGCACGCCCGCCCACTTGCTGTCGGGCGTCGGCACCCACGGTTCGAGGTTCGCACTCACGCGCGACCGGGCACTCGGCGTGATCCCGAGTTCGGTCGCCGCCTGCAGCATCAACCCGAACGCCTTGTTCGCCATCCCGAGCGCGGGGTTCGGGATCGGATACCCACTCGGCGTCTTCACCACCCACGGGTGCTTCGCGGCCTCGCGTTCCAGCGCGATCCACTGCGCATACTTCACGCAGTAACCCGTCAGCACCGCCCGATCCACCGTCGTCACCTGCCCGCGCGTGATCAGCACCGCGGCCAGGCGCCGCCACTCGTCCTGCGCCTCCGGGTCCACAAGGTCGGGCGGCACCGCCGCGTCGAGTGCTCCGTGCTGCGGTTCGCGCAAGTTCACCGGACGCTTCCCGGGATTGCCCCGGAGCAATTTCAGCGCGGTTGGTTGCGGTTTGCGGCCTCGCATGACCTATAGCGGGTCGGCGGCCGCTCCGTCGATGTCGCCGTGCTCCACCGCGCCTACGGCGGCGGTCGCGGCCTTCGGGTCGCCCTTGCAGAACACGAGCACGTTCTGGTGCGTCTTCCCGAGTTTCCGCGCGCCGTCGAACTGCCGCCCGACGCGGATCGGCAGCGACCCGAGGCACGTCACCAAGATCGCCTCGTTGTAAAACCGCGCACCGGCGTCTTCGAACGCGAGTTCGGTATCGCGCACGAAGCCCCGATAAAACCCCTGGCGATCGCGCAGGTCCCCGACGACGAAGCACGCGAACCGATCCGCTTTCAACGCCGCGACCGACGCGGCGACGATCTGCCGATAGGCGGTGAGGAACGCGGGATAGTCCAGCGTGCTGAGATCCGCGGGATCGTCGCTGTAGACCTCCAGATCGCCGTAGGGCGGGCAGCTAAACACGAAGTCCGCCTCGGCGCCGCCGACGAACGTGCCGAGGGCGCGACTGTCGCCCACGATCCACCGTGGGCGCGGGTCGTCGCAGATGCGCGCGGCCTGGGTTTCGTTGGCGGCGATTTGTTCCGGTCGCAGGTCGACGCCGAGATACCGGCGCCCGAGTTTGCTGGCGACGATCCCGCGCACGCTGCCGCCTGCGAAGGGATCGACGATCAACCCCGCGGGCGGGCACCACCACCGATACGCCAGCTCACAGAGGACCGGGTCGAAGACCGACGTGCCCGACGCGGCGCCGTCCGGCGCGTTGGTCGGCTGGTAGTCGAGCGTGCCGTCGGCGGCGCGCCGCACGTTCGGACCATGCGGCGGGCGGGCCATGCGGGGCGCCGGTCCTGCCGCGAGAATCGCTTGGCTGCGCTCGTCCGTTCCGGCGCCGGTGACCCACGTCAGCCGTTTTCCGCCCACGATGTGTTCTCCCCGCATGAGGTCTTGCCCAAAGACCCGCGCCGGTCCCCTTCGATGCGGCCTCACGCTAAGCTCGTCGGGTCATGGGTCCGATCACGAAAATCTCGCGCCTTAAGGCGGCGGTCGCTGCCGGGGACCACGTCGAAGCCCTGCGCATTGCCGCCCGGTTCCCGCGCCTGGGCGAGGAGACCGCCACGATCACCCGCGGGTGGGCGGCGCACATGAACCCCGAGTTCTACCGGCAGATCGGGCACGACCCGCACCGTCTCGTCGCGGACGGCATCGCCGCCGTGCGCGCGAAGTATCGCGTCTAGCCTCCCACATTCCAGAACACCGCCCCGGGGCGCGCCTGCGTCGAGACGAAGCGCCACGCCTTCGCGTCGTAGTGCGCGCTGGACGGAAACGGCGGCGGGCACCTCGCGACCTGCTCGAACCGCTCCGGCGCCGTCAGGACGATGGCGCGCCCGACCTTCGGCACCGCGCCGATCCGCACCGCCACGAACGCCGAGCGCGGCCACGCCGCCTGTAACGCGCGGGTGAGCACCCCGCTGCCCGCCACGGACCACACCTCCGGTGGGTCGCCCAGGTCGAGCGCGCGCGCGACCGCCGCGAGGCCCGCCACGAACGGCGGGCAGTCGAATCCGAACGGGAGCAGGCACGCCCCGCTGACGGCGCAATAGGCGCGTGCACGCGCGCGAACGACGGTCATATACCCGTTGGGCACTTCGATGATGGTGGCGCCCGCCTGCGCCGCTGCGCGGGTGCTCGGGTGCCACGCCCGACGAGCGGCGCAGAAGATCGTCGCGCGCAACCCGAGGCGGGCGCACGCCAGCGCCAGCGAGATCTGCGCATAACCCGCCGCGGGGGATGCGTAGACGAACTCGCGCGCCCCGACGAGCAGTTGCGGGATCACGCGGACCTTCGTGCCGCCCGCGATCAAATCGTCGCGGACCACGAGCAGCTGGCCGACGCGCTCAACGCGCGGGGCGGGCAAGGGTGCGACCACGTCCATCTCCCCGTTGGGTTTTGCCGTGCTTCGTTTTCGCCGCGGGGCGTGGACTGCCGCCGGGCGCCGCGGTTTTATATTTCGCCTGCCGGTCGGCGGGCGTGTTGCCGTGCGTGTCGTCGGTCCAAATCCCGGCGCCGCGCCCGAGTTCCGATTCGATCCCGAGCGACAACCACGCGCGCTTCCGGTCCTGCCAATAGCCCTGGCGCGCGTCGAGCACCGAGAACGGCGGGACGCCGAACCGCTCGGCCAAGGTCGCGGCACCGGCGCCCGCGGGCGCCTCGGCGGACCCGACGCCGAGCGCCGCGAGTTCCTCGGGCGAGAACCACGGCTCCAGATCGAGGCCCGCGGCGAGGTCCGTCCCGAGCTGCGCCGCGTTCCACTCCGCGAGTTCCGCCGTGCGGTTGTCGTAAATCGCCAGCGCGCGTTTCTGCTCGGCGGTCAGCCCGCGCCGCCGCACCGCGATCAGCTCATCGCCGTCCGCCTCGATCACCCGGACGCGCGTGATGCCCGCCTGCGCCGCTGCCGCCGTGACGCCGTTGCCCGCGAGGACGACGTCGCCTTCGTCGATCACGATGGAGCGGGCGGCGCCGACGTGCCGGAGCGAGGCGGCGACCATGTCGAGGTTGCGCGCGTTGTGCGTGCGTCGGTTTTCCGGGTCGGCCACGAGGTCCGCGATCAACGCCGAGGATCCTCGACGGGCGGACGCGGACGTGGCGGCGGGGGGGACTATGGCCCGCGCCGCCTGGCCACCGGCCACTTCGTCCGCGCCCGCCGCCACTTCGCTGCCGCGCGCGCGTCGGCGCGGCGGGCGAGTTGTGGGTCGTATCCCCGGAACCGCTGGTCGGGTGTCTGCGCCTTCCACGCGGGATCGTGGGGATTGCCGAGGAGCCAGAATTCGAGACGCCGGAGCAGGGACCGCAGGGCGGGCACTCATCGCCTCCACCGTAGGCGGACGACCAAGGGCGCGAGGAGGGACGACCCGGCAACTACCGGGTGAGCACCGGGGCACCCCGGGGACACCCCCCACCCGAATTCCGCGAAATGTTGCGCGTGGGGCCGGGGCGGTATCCCGGCATGGGACTTTAAACCTTGCTCCCCCCCCCCCGTGGTCACCCCAGGTCTCATAACCCCACCGCCGACTTCCGCGCGCCGCACGCGGCGCACAATGACTGCCAGTTCCCGAGTTCATCCCAGAAAAGCTCAGGTCGACCCTTGTGGGGCACGACGTGGTCGACCTGATACGCCAACGTCACCCGACCCTCATCGAAGCACCGCGACAGCACCGGCGCGCGGCCACCGGGTCGCATCCCGCATAGGGGATACCGGGCACGGAACAGGGCGGCGCGCCTCGCCCACCGACTCCCATAGCCTCGCGCGCGGCTGGATCCTCGCGCGAGGTCCTGGGTGCGGGCGTGCACCGGGCAGCGTCCCGACGCGACCACGACGCCGCACCCAGGCTCCGCACAAAACGCCGCCATGCTATTCGGGCACGAACACCATCGCGAGTCCTGCCGGGCCGAACGTGCGATAGAGCCAGCCACGTGCCACCCTCAACCGTTGGGTTTCGTCCGTGTCGTTTTGCTGGACCGTTTCCCAGTCGCGCAGCACCTCGACGGGCGTGCGTTCGCGGCGCGGGAGATCGGCATCGGGTCGGTTGGGTCGGTTCGTTGTCTCATCCATTCGATCACCTCCAATAATTCGGCGCACGACGCTCGGCCTTCCGAGCGGCGCGGGCCTCGTCGTCGATCTGTTTCCGACAGTGGGCGCAGTAGTGCTCCGGGAATCCGGTGTCCGGGTCGCCCGTCAATCCGGCGATGCCGCACCGCAGACATTCGCGGGCAGCGAGACGGCGTTGGATTTCGGTCGGCGCCACCAAGGTCGTCATGTGGCGTCGGCCTCCTCCCGATCCGCGACCGCGAACGACGTCCTGCGGTCAGAGATCCAATGCCCGCGGTTGTAGTGGTCACGGACGAGCGGGTTCCCGATGGCGTGCCACCCGTGCCACTCGGCGCCGCACGAACAGACGACGAGCACTTTCTTCCACATGGTCGTCGGGCGCGGACGGCGTGGACGGCGGGGCGCGGGGCGGTCCAACCAGGGTGCGCGTGCTTTCATACAGTGCCCTCCTTCGCAGCGGATCAGGTGCGGGTGAATCCGTCGAGGGTGAACACCTCGTGCGCCCGCGACGACAGCTGGCTGTTCGTGAACGGATACAACCACTCGATCTGATCGCGGGCACGTTCGAAATGCAGACCGCGCGCGTTGCTGTTCGCCCGACGCGGCGAGAAGCACGCGTCCGTCGCGCGCCAGAGCACAAACACCCGGTCGACCTGCGGACGCAGCGGGGCGCCGCTGAGTCGGTAGTTCGTCACGATGTAGTTCTCCCCACCGACCGCCTTCGATTGGTTGATCGTGAGGCCAGACCGACAGATTTTGACTTCCCAGGCCTCGGTGCCGCGGGCGAGATCGCAGTGGCCAACGCCCTTCGTGAACGTGGCGCAGTGCTGCACAATCGCCTGCTCGATCTGTTCGCTCAGGTCGCGCGCCATCACGCCGGTCGACGGCGGGTGGAACCCGAACCGCTGATACTCGGGACGCACGGCCACATAGAGATTCCCGAGACGGCGAAACGCCGAGTCGACGCTCGTGAGAATGCCGCGCCGTTCATCGTCGCTCAGCGGTGTCACCGATCAGACCTCCGAAATCCTGATCCCATGAATCGCTTCCACCAGTCGCTTCCGCAGGCGATAGGCGGTCGTGCGGGTCGGGTCGGTTTTCACATCCTCGACGAGCAGTTCGCCCGTCGCCGTGTCCACATACCGAAAGTCCGCGGTATACACGCCGCACGATCTCGTCGACCACGGCGGGCCTCCCCTGAACAGTTCGACGACCACCAGCGGGAACCGCGGGTGCACTTCGAGATCCGCGATCACGCCCGCGGCGACCATGATCTGCAGGTCGTGGAACCGGCGCGCCTCCTTCCGCGAGTCGAACCGCACGCCATCGATGACGGTCGCGACCGCCTGGAACTTCGTCACCTGCGTCACCCGCGCGCCGGTGACGTGGGCCTCCCACGCGCGCCTATCGCTGCCGGTGATACGTGCCACTGACCGCCACAAACGGGTTCGTCACCGTGGACGAGGCCTCCCGGAACATCACCCCGTTCACGAAGATCCCCACGTAGAGAAACCCGGTGCCCGCGCCGCGCGCGTCGAGAGACAAGAACACGCTGTCGCGGTTGACGTTGAGCGCCTGGAAGAACGGCAGCACCGTCCGTTGCTGCGACAGCCCGTCGACCGAATTGCTCAGGCGCACGAGCACGCCCGACAGGGTTTCGGAATCGCCCAGGACCCGATACTCGACCAGATCGTCGGCGGTGCCGGTCGGGATCGGCGTCGGCGTCGTCGGCGCCGAGATGTAGTTGGTGGTCCGGTCGCAGGCGGCAAGGAGCAGCACCGCGAACATCGACGAGAGCCACGCGCGCCGCGGGAGTGTCATATAAGCGCCTTTCGGATGACGGTCGTTGTCGGGGTTCTGCACAGGGTAACCCGTTGTCGGTGTTCGATCAGCGCAGGATTTCCACATTTCCACAGGTTCCGGTCTTTTGTGTTGGTTTGTTTGTCTTGGTATGTAGGCGCACTCGCTGCGCACCTTGTGCGCACAATGTGTGCAGTCCTCAGGGGTGCGGGCGCCCCACCCCGAACGTTTCGATCTGCCGACCGGCGCGGTCGAGAAGCGCCGTGATCAACCGGTCGGCGTCGAACTCGCTCGTCGTCACGGCGGCGACGAGACTGACGAGTTCATACATGAGCGCCCCGGAAATATCAGTCGGCGATTCCTGCGCGAACTCCTGAATCAGAAACGAGCGGAGACGGCTGTGCAGTTCGACGCTGCGCTCGGCGTGTCGTCGGGACTCGGTCGTCCACGTGCGGTTCATACCTGCCTCCTACTCCGGCCAATCGAAGCCCGGTTGCTGTCCCTGTGCGAGTTTTTTTGAGTAGCGGTCGGCGCGCCGTTCCATCGCGGGAATCCAGATCCCGTGGTGGCGTTCCCACGCATCGCGGCGGAAGTGCCCGGTCCGGGTGCAGAGCTCGAGGAGCTGCTCGAACTTCTCCACGGTGAGCAGCGAGGCCTCGCGCAGGTCCTCGAGCGGCAGCGGGGCGCCGCGCGAGTCGATCCCCTGGCCTGGCAATCGTCCGTGCTTGGCGACGTGACACCAGACGTTGACCAGGCCACCGATCCCCTCGGCGCCGAACGCCCGCGCGACGGCGCGGATCTTCGGGTCCTCGGGCATGTCGCTGTCGAGTTGGAACCACTTCACGATGCAGGGCCTCGCCCGATCAGCGCGTGCCGGTGCGCCGCGCCTTAGTTTTTTTCACCAACGGCGCCTTCAACGCGCGCGCGCGGAAGCCGTGGTTCCGCACGGTGCGTTCGTCGCGCTCGCGGTCGAGGTCGGCCACGACGTGGGCGAGCTTCCAGCGATACGGATACCACTCGAACGGACGCGGGCGGAACGTGCCGAGCTGCAAACCCTTGCGCACGGTCGATGGAGAGATGCGATAGATCCCGCAGATTTCGCGGAGCGTGAGGATCACAGGAAGTTGGTCGAGATTCGTAATCGCGGGTGGGGTTTTCATTGGCGCGAATCGACTCCGATCTGCCGACAACGACGACAACGCGCGCCCGGTTCCGAGCGCGCTGTGAGCATTCAAATAATCAAATCAGGCCGTAACTACGGGGGAGTTTCGGTGGTGACAGCCTGCCCGCGTTTGTATATAAATTGCGATCCGTTGTCAATTTTTGCCCGAGAATTATCTAGAATTGTCACGCGATTCCCGTGGCGATTCGCGGGCGCACTGACTCGAAAGGACAAGGACGCAGGCTATGGCTCGACAACGTCGCATACAACGCATCGCCCCGGGCATCTGGCGCGACGGCAATCTCAAGATCGCGGAGGTGCGCGTCGGCAGTTCCCGCGACGGCAACCAAGAGCGCGTGCGCGAGGAGTTCCCACTCAGCACCGCCACGAACACGATGATTGCGTGGCGCCTGAGCACGAAGGCGAAGTTCCTCAAAACGCGCCCCGCCGCGGGGACCGCGCGCGGCACCCTCGCCGCCGACGTGCCGACCTACCTCGCCACGCTGCCCGAGGGTCGCTATCGCAACGACAGCAAGACGATCCTCGGCGCGTGGGTCCGCTCCCCGCTCGGCGCGATGTCCGCGCGCGAGATTACGGACCTCGACATCATCGGGCAGATCGCGCGATGGACGGAGGACCGCGCCGCGACCAATACGTGCAACAAACGCCTCGTGCGCCTGCGCCTGCTCTACCGGCGCCTCTATCCCGGCGCGAACCCCACCGATGGGATCAAGGGTCGCAAGGAGGACGAGGTCGAACCGCGCGACATCCCCACGCGCGCGGTCAAACTGATCGTCGACTCGCTGCCCGATCTCGGGCGCGCCGACAAGGGGCAGAAACGCCCGAAGGTGAATCTCACGAAAGTGCGCCTCGCGGTCATGGCCTGGACCGGGATGGGTGGCGCCACGCTGC